CTTTACGAGAACTTATGGGGCAAAAGCGTGGCGACTGTCCTGACTTCCGGCACATTGTCGGCAGCGGGAGACTTCACTCACACGAAACGGCGGCTCGGGCTTGACCTGCTCGGTAATAAAGTGTCTGAAATAAGCAAGCCTTCGCCATTCGATTATCGCAGCAATGCCATGCTGTATATCAGCGAGACCATGCCCTTTCCCGACAACAAGGACACGGGTTACATTGCAGCCGTTACGGATGAGGTTGAGCGGTTGATCTATGCAGCTAATGGGCATACGGCGGTGCTTTTCACTTCATACAAAACGATGGGCATTGTACATTCCTCGCTCAAACAACGTGGCTTGCCATTCCCCTTGTTCCGCCTAGACAGGGGCGGGGTCATGGAAATCAGCCGCTTCAAGGAAAGCGGGAACGGTGTCCTGTTCGCAAGCGGCGCTTTGTGGGAAGGGATTGATATTCCCGGCGATGCGCTATCAATGCTCATCATCGTGAAGCTGCCGTTCACATTCCCCGACCCCATCAGCGAATACGAGCAGACGCTTTATCCAAGCATGGAAGAATACAAGCGCCGGGTAATCGTCCCGGAAATGCTGATGAAGCTGAAACAGGGTTTCGGGCGGCTGCTCCGCACGGAAAATGACAGCGGCGTAGCGGCGATTCTTGACAGCCGCGCCAGCAGCACGGGGGCGTACCGTTCCCATGTGCTACAGACGCTGCCTGACTGCCGGACAACATCAGACATTAAAGAAGTCGAAGGCTTCTTTAAGGATATGAAGCCGCAAGAGTATTTCAGATAGACGGAACACCATACCTTTTCCCAACTTGGGAAAAGGTCGGAGAATAGGAGAAGATACCATGACAACACAAAATAATAACACGGGTTTAGTGGATATCCGTGATGTTTCAGTAGATATAGACTTGCCTCAAAAAGAGCGAATTGCGGAGTTCATCCGCCAAATTAAAGACCCTTATCATTTCAGATGCGGAAAGTTCACAGTAAATGTCCGTTTTGTTGAAAACGGTCCCACATTAGAGGATTGTCTGCAACGGCTGATGGCATAAAAAAATCGAACGACAAACTCGACTTTCCCGAGGGATAGTGCTAAAGTGGCAAGCGAAAAAGAGTAATTGAACAATCGCTGCACCGCACCCCTTGATTGGGAACAAGATTAAGGAGTGCATTGGTTATGAAAGAAACCTTATTCAAAGCGGCGAAATACATTCGCCTATCCTATACGGACGACAAGAGCAACGAAAGCGATAGCGTAAAAAACCAACGGAAGCAGCTCGATAGTTTTATAGAAAACTTGTCCGACACAACAGTTGTCGAGGAATATGTGGACGATGGTGTCTCTGGGCTAATTTTTGACCGCCCCGCATTTAAGCAAATGATGGCGGACATCGAGATTGGAAAGATTAACTGTGTCATCGTAAAAGACCTCTCACGTTTTGGGCGCGAGTACATTGAAACAGGTCGTTACCTTCGCCGTATCTTTCCTGCTTATGGCGTCAGGTTCATTGCTATCAATGACAATATTGATACGTTGACAGACAGTGGCGATGATTTGATTGTCTCAGTCAAATCCGTTCTCAATGACGCATACTGTCGTGACATCTCGGTAAAGACACGTTCAGCGTTCAATATCAAACGTGAGAACGGTGATTATGTCGGCGCATGTCCAATCTATGGTTACAGACGGGATGAGAATAACAAAAACCGACTTGCCATTGACGAATACGCCGCCAATGTGGTACGCGATATTTACCGCATGAAGATTATTGGGATGAGCGCATTGAAAATTTCAGAAACGCTTAATGAACGTGGCATCCTGTCACCGCTTGAGTATAAGAAAGATCGTGGTCTGCCGCACCCAAAAGGCGGTTACGCTGACAGAGAGGGCGCAAAATGGTCAGCGACAACCATAATCCGCATTTTGGGCGATGAAACATATACTGGCACGCTTATCCAAGGTAAACAAGGTACGCTGAACTACAAGGTCAAAGAAATCATCCAAAAACCAGAATCCGAGTGGAAACGTGCCGAGGAAGCCCACGAGGGCATCATCAATAGGCAAGACTTCGACCTTGTACAACGGCTCATGCGATTGGATACCCGTACAGCACCCGATAGCGGTTCAGTCTATATATTCTCTGGTCTGCTGATTTGCGGGTGCTGTGGGGAGAGGATGACGCGAAAAACCGTTCCATATAAAGAGGGGAAGTATTTTTACTATTATTGCCCCACTACGAAAAAACGTGGATGCACAGGTTCGGCAACGATAAAAGAAGCTGACCTGCATGATTGCGTCATGGAGAGTATTAAGGCGCATATTCGGAACGTGGTGTCCATAGATGAGCTAATCGCAGGAAGCGATTCTCATCGTATCGCTGAAATGATGTTAGTTCAGCATATGGAGCAAATCGCTGAAAATGAAAAGCAGATTGAGCAGATTAGCCATTTTAGATCGACACTCTATGAAAACATGATAAATGGCATTATTTCAAAGGATGATTACAAGAGCTTCAAAGCGAAATATGCTGCCGATGAAGCCCGACTCAATAGTGCGGTTACTGCTATAAAGCAGGAAATCGAAGCTATCCGGGCTGGAAATGGAGAGCGGATGCGGTGGATGGAGCATTTCAGAAATTTTGAGGGGATTACAGAAATTGACCGTCATATTGTCGTGAACCTAATCCACAGCATCCGTGTAGTCAGTAAAACGGAACTGGATATCACGTTCAATTATCAGACAGAGTATGAAGCTGTCCTTTCCCTTGTACGAAAGGAGGCAGCATAATATGGCACGGAAAAGCAGAAAAAGCATCCCGGTTGATCCTGTTGGACAGGGGGAAGCCAATGATTATTGCGCGGCTGCCTATGTACGCCTGTCGGGAGAGGATGTCAACAGGAAAGGCGACTCCATTGAAACGCAAAAAGCCATCATTGAGAGTTATGGGATGTGTGCGCCTGATATAACCATTCACGATTTCTATGTTGATAATGGAGCAACAGGCACTACATTCGAGCGCCGTGCGTTCCAACAGATGATAGCTGATATTGAGTTAGGCAAGATAAACTGCATCATCGTCAAAGACCTTTCCCGCCTTGGACGTAATGCCATTGATACAGGCTATTATCTCGAAAGGTATTTTCCTTCTCTTGGATGCCGCTTCATTGCGATAAATGATAACTACGATTCTCTGGATGAAAAAAGCCAAGGTGCTGGAACGATGCTCTCTTTGAAAAACGTGGTTAATGAAGCGTATGCCCTTGATATTGGGCGTAAGGCGAAAGCGCAGCGTCACGAAGCCATGAAAGCAGGCGAATTCATTGGCGGACGACCGCCTTACGGATATCTGAAATCACCAGATGATTGTCATAAACTGATTGTTGATCCAGATGCCGCTCCTGTGGTAAAGCAAATATTTGAATGGTACTGCCAAGTTGCGAACGTGACAGAGATTGTGCGGCGGCTAAACAAAGCGGCTGTCCTCACACCAAGCCATCATCGTAGGGAGCAAGGGTTAATCAAAAGCGAATACTTGATTGGCAACGGTAATTGGGAGCCCAGAGCAATCAAACGTATTCTGAGGAATGAAACGTATATTGGTGATATGGTTCAGGGAAAGACTAGAAAAAGCGACCAAAAGACTGTACCTGTTGATGAAGCGGACTGGATTCGAGTCGCTGACACCCACGAGGCAATCATCAGCCGAGAGGTGTTTGCTTCCGTCCAACAAAGACTAAAGGAAGTCGCTGCGGAAGCAGCCGCAAAGCCGAAAACTAAACATACGCCAAACATTTTCAAAGGTAAAATCTTTTGTGGGCATTGCGGAAGCAGATTGAACAGGCATAAACTAAAACGCCCTGCAAAAGATTACTACTACTATCTATGCACTTCCAACAACCGGGTAGGTCATGGAACCTGTGAATCCGTTATGTTGTCGGAAGAAGACCTGCTCGAAGCATTGCTCGGTATTATCCGGGTTCATGTTGACGCTTTTGTCGGTCAAGCTCAGATACAGCGCGTAAGCACAAGCGAGACAAACGAAAGACTGCATGGGATAAAAACAGAGCTTGCAGCATTACATCTCGAAGTTGATAAATATAAGCGTGTCTACATGAGTCTATACGAGAACTATGTCAGTGGGTTGATTGATTCAACGGAATACAGCGAGTTGCGTGAAAGCTACGAGTTGAAAACCAAACGCTGCCAAACAACCATAGATGAACTGCTTGAAAAACAAGCCGACCTCGATAATCAAGCAAACGAACTTTACGAGTTGCCTGATCTGTTGGCGAACATTGAAGATGGAGGTATATCAGCAGAAGCTATCGACCGATTGGTGGATAAAATTCATTTGTACTCTGACAAACGGATTGAAGTCGAGTTCATCTTTTCTTCAGTTTACGATGAAGGATTCGAGGTGGCTGTCAATGGGTAACTATGTGATTGCGAAGTACATTAGGCTGTCCGTGGAGGACGAGAAAACTGAGAGCTTGAGTATCCCGAGCCAAAGGCGAATTATCGAAAGACATATAGAATCGCTGGAGTATCCATATATTGAGACGTTGGAATTTGTTGATAACGGCTATTCCGGCGTAAGTTTCGAGCGTCCGGCGATGAATGAGTTGCTTGATCTTGTCCGGGCAAAAAAGGTTGACTGCATTATCGTCAAAGATTTTTCACGTTTTGGAAGAAACACGATAGATACAGGTTATTTTCTTGAAGTCGTATTCCCCTTGTTTGATACACGTTTTATTTCTGTATCAGATGAATATGACTCTAGGGACTACCAAGGTGCGACCGGTGGCATGGGTACTGCTGTCCAATTCATTTTGAACGAGTTTTATAGCCATGATCTGTCAAACAAGATAAGAAGCTCCAAGTACGAAAAAATGAAGCGTGGAGAGTATTTGCATACGACTTGCCTGTATGGGTATCGGAAAGGCAACAATGGGCGACTGGAAATTGATGAAGAAGCATCCGTTGTTGTGCAATTGATCTATGAACTTGCCGCAAGCGGGCATAAGAAAAAGGATATAACAAAAGCTTTGCATGAAAAGATGATACCTACGCCCACAGAATACCGCAATGCGCAAGGTCATAGTACAGGGATTTGGTCAAATCGGACTCTGTATACGATTCTATCTGATGAACGATACACTGGCACATATGTTGCGGGGAAAATGGTTACCACAGAAGTCGGAAGCGGTAAAATGCGGCTCAGACCAGAAAACGAATGGTATAAGATACTGGATAATCATCCAGCGATTGTTAGCCGTGAGACATTTGAACTGGTACAGGCAAAGAAAAGGCGAGGAACAGGCAACAATCGTGTTGCAAGAGACTATACATTACGGTCAAAGGTAGCCTGTGGGTGTTGTGGGTTCAACCTCAAATACCTGACCTATAATGAGCCTGCTTTTGCTTGTTATCATACGAAAGCTATCGAAAGCGCAGATTGTTATGGACTGCAAATAGGCGAAAAAGAAATCGAAGAGATACTGCTGGAGGTAATAAAGAAGCAGGCTGGAATAGTATTGGGCTTGGATGGGCTGTCTGAT